TGATAAGGGAAATAAGTATCACCCTCAATATCATTGTATATTTTTGTAATATAAAACATATTACAATACGGGAAAAAATGTTCATAAATAGAATTTCCTCCAATAATAAATATTTCTTTATGGAGTTGTTTCTGTAATTTATGTAAAAATGGAACAGCATAGGTAATGTGTGTAAAATGGAGATTTTCTTTTGGTTCAAAATTTTCAGGATTGGACGTAATAACTATATTTATTCGGTTAGGTAAAGGTTTTACTGGTAAACTTTCGTATGTTTTTCTTCCCATAACAATAATATGTCCTTGTGTCAATCGTTTAAAACGTTTTAAATCGGACGGTAGATGCCACGGAATAGCATTTTTTGCACCAATAACGTTTTTTTGATTAAAACAAACAATTAAATTCATATGAATAGAGACGCAAAATATTTAAATCTTTTTCGGAATTTCACTATATTTTTTCTCATTCATAACTTGTTTGTTCCATTTTTCTCTATATTTTAGCTGTGTAACATCGTATTTAGTATTCATAAATCCTCTAATATGGTTATCATAAATACCATTAATAATATTTACATCTTCACGTAACGTAATATCCATTTGTGATTGAAATAACCAATCAAACAAGGGGTATTCTAAAAAATTTCTATACAAATCGTAATGTAATATAGATTCGTTTCGTCCAATCGGATAACAATGTGTAACAATGGTTTTTATAATTTTACCGGCATATACCCGCGTTACAGTTGTGTCGGGAAGATAGAATTCATTTTCAACCTTAACTTGTTTTGCATTACCTATAATAGAAGACATACTTGTTGGTCCAGATGTATAATGAAAGGTAGTTTTACCGGAATATTCATTTAAATCTTCATATTTGATTTCATAGGGTATAGGCGACAATTGGTTTCCAAATGAATGTACGTAACTAATATGCATCATATCAAGTACATTTTCAGTAACAAGTGAATGTGGTCTTTTAATTAGTTTTCTTCCGTGTACTCTGACAAAATTACTGTCGGTTGCTTCGGGTGGCGTATAAATAGGAATGGAAGTATTAATACCATTACGACTATTTAAATCATATGTAGGACAGATAAAAACATCATTATTGATTTCTTGGACTTCAAAGTTGGGTACACCAAAGTTTTTATTGATTTCGGTACAACCTGGTATATTTTTAATTATACCGTTTTTATACTCCCATCCATGATATGGACATTGCACACAATTATTATCTAATAATTTCCCATAAGAAAGCGCCGCGCCTCTATGAACACAAATATCACTAATGGCGACCATTTTTCCCAAATGGTTTCTGTATACACATATGGGATAATCATTAAACAATGTCCTATGAAGTTCCGTTTTTTTGTAATTTTCAGATTTGCCAATTTTCCAAAAGAAATTACCATTGAATTGATAAAATTTTTTATGTGGTTTTGTTACCAATTTAATAGAATAAATCGTTAATATGTATAAAAAAAGGATTTTTATAATCATTGGAATGTCTACTAAAATGTTATTATATGGTTTATGTTGTATTATTCTATAACAAACAATTCAAACATCATATTATCTAATTCAAATGGAATCACAATTGTTTTGTTTGGTGAATTTACAGTCATTGTAGTATTTTTGAAAAAGGGTACATTTATTTTTGTAACAATGCAATAGAGTGCGATGATGAATAAAATAGCCTTCATGATTTATATCCTATTTTCTTTTTTATTATTATTCAATTTTCCGCATATTCAAATGAGAATAAAAAATTGATTTTTAATGGTTTTACGTATTGGTAGAAAGGATGGATTATTTTAATATTGCGTATTTAAAAGACTGGACGATGCAGGTTGATGTGTCGGGTTTGTATAACCTATTTATGACAACAGGTGGTATATATGTATTGTGGACATTTGCGCATTTTATTGCATCACATGCATATGTTCAATTGTGTACACCATTCAATATAGTAGGATTAATTTCTTCACCATTTATGATGGCCTCTCCACATTGTCAGGGGTTACGGTGGGTCATCTACGAAGCAGGTAACAAAGTAAGTATAATGTGGGGATTATTAGCAGGTTGGGTTCTAGCAAAAATAAAAACTGGATAAATATAGGATATATTGTAGATTTTCATGAACTCTTTTTTATATTACGAAAATGTAAAAAACAAACGTTTGTATGTTATAGACTTATTTTTTTGTTTTTTTCGCAGTGTTACTGCCTTTAGAACGCTTTCTTTTTTTAGTATGATTGGAAGAATTTCCATTAGAATTGGAATTAGAACTATTTTTTCTACCAACGTAATTAAAAGGCTGTGCAGCCGGGTGATAACTAGACCTTCTATCAGCATGCTGGCCGTTATCAAAAGCATACTTTATGTATTCTTTCTCTGAATCGCTAAGTTCGCTGTTCAATTTGCTAATTTCGCTGTTCAATTTATATGTACTATTGTATAAGTTATCAAAATATGTTTTAAGTTTTAGTGATTGATTTTCGGTAAATAGGTATTGTTGTATTTCATTATAGAGCTCCTTAAAATCTTCAGGATGCATATTAACTATATACTAAATGAATATTTAAATATCTAAACTAATGACATTTTTATCGGATCGGTTTCGTCGTTTATTGGATTTTGAAGGAACATTTGCATTATCTAAATCTCGTAACGAGCTAACTGAAACGAGTGATTCATTATTTTTGGATTCTTGACTGTTTTGTTTTTGAATGTCTACATTTCTGGTTTTTAATCCAGATAAAATGTCGTCAATATCACTGTTTTGTGGTCCTTTCATTTCAGCACGTGGACGAATGCTTTTGGTTTGAGCTTCATTAACAGAAGATGCGTTTTTATTAATTTCAACACCTTGTTCTCTGAACATTGCGCCTCTTCCAGCATTGATATCCGGTCTGTTACTAGGTGTTTCTGTGAATGTCATACCTGGTCTAGAAGGAGGGGGTTGACTTTTCGTTTCAACAGGTGCTGGTGGAGGAGGTCCACGTGGTTTATTCATTTGCTCTTGCACAATATTATTTGCAAACCCAAAACCGGGTGATTGTTGACTCATCGTATCAACGGTAGCATCAGTAAACATACGCATAAGATCTGGATTTTGTTTAATAACATCATTAAATGCAGGAGTAGCACTGGATAATGCTTTATTAGAGAAATTCAAAACAGCGGCACTGAAACCGACACGTAATAATAAAGATAATTCGGGTGCCATTTTACCTCCTTTATATTTTTCATGCAACTCTCCGAAGATTTCATCGTAAGAATCAATATCTTCACTGATTTGTTCACCCCATCCATCTAAATTGAGATCAAATGGATTAAAAGCGGCGTTTGCATATTCAATAGAGTTAACGAATGTCATAAACCACCATCCTTGTAATTTAATAGAGTCCTTTTTACGCTTTTCGTCAAGGATTGTTTCATATTCATCCTCAATTTCTTCATAAGAAGAGTCCATAGATAAATTATTCATTTTGAAATGACCTTTATCGCTCCATTCTTCCATTTTTTTCAACATAGCTCTTTTTTTTCTTCTTTTTTCACGGTCAGACATATTATTAACAGGCGGCGGGGCATGTGGAACTTCATTCATTTTAGTAAAGCCGTCCCATGTTTTTGTTACACCGATACTATCTCTCGTAGCAGATCCTAAATTAGAATCAATGGGTTCAATATCAATATTAATTTTTTCTGTTTCAAGTTTAATTTCATCATCCACTTTGGAAAATCCACCTAGTCCAAATAGATCGCCGGTTAAACCAGATAATGATTTTGTTCCTTCATCCGATTGTTGAGGTGCAGGTGTAGATAAATGATTAAGTTCTTTTTCTAAATTATCTAAATCTCCGATATCAACATTTAATTTATCACTAGAAGAGGTGCGTTTTTTGTCATTCATAAGTAATTCAATCCCATCGCCAAAATTAACAGTAGGTTTAGAATTAGCACCTCCTAAATTAATTTCAATAGGTTCTGCATCAATTTCGTTGAGATTAATAAAAGTATTATCCATTATGATAATTATACAATATTTATTTTTAAATTGTCCGCATAAGATATTATATTTTTATGTTTAAAGTACCAAAGTCCTTGTAAAAAACAATCTGCTAAATCATCTTTTTTAGATACTTGTAGTGTATCTTTCCAAGATTGGTATTCTACATTCGCATCCATAATCTGTTGTGTATAGAAGACGCCATTTTTTTTGTTTTTTTGGTAAGTATTTTTATCTTCTGATGTACTTATAAATTGTTTTAGTTTATTAGCGGATGAAACAAATTCTATAAATATGTTGTCGTTTCTCATAATAAAATATTGAGCAAGCATACCTTGTATTGTTTTCATACGATTGGCAATGGGTGATATTTGATTTTCAATGATAACATGTGTAATATCATGAAAACACGTTTTACTATCAAAATGATATTTCATATTTTTACCAATTTCTACTAAATCTATTTGAGAAGCGGTTTTTTTCGGTATACTAATTTGCTCTAAACACTTACTTTTATAAAAGGTTTCTAGACGGGTTACTATTTCCTCTTTTTTAGGTTTTTCTTGAAAATATAGAAAATGTTGGTTACATGTTTGCAGTAATGTTTCCATTTTTTGTTTTTTAATAAACGGTAATTGTGTTTGTTTAGTGGGTATAATATATTTGGATGTTTTGGCGTGTCTTTCACAAAAATAGTGACCGTCTTTGGAGAACTTGGCCTTATGATTGCATGGTTTGGCAGACGCTTTTTTTGTTTTGGGTGGTATTTCAACATTACATAATGTAGAAGGTACAGTTTGGGAATTCATTAAATTAACAATTTGCCAGTCAATAATTTCAACACCGTTTTCAGAAATTTCCAAACAACAATATGCCATGTTTTTTATACCCACGTCAAAACTAATAATTTTCATTATATGAAATATAAAGTATATTTTATGTTTCATAATAAACAAAGTATTTATCTTGCAGTTTTTTTAAGTAATTCTTCTTGTGTAATTACGGGCGAAATTTTACGCGCTTGTAATTGTTCACGTGTCAAATAAGCCGTTTTTAAATCAGTTTGGTTATCATTCTCATTCTGTTTATCAATAATTGATTTAAATTTATAAGGTACATTTTGTACATAGGTTGCCAAATTAGATCCGATTTGTGGAATGTCTAAAGGAACATTAATAAACCCATTATCGGTTGATGCACGATAGTTAGAATCCATTACATGTTGCGCATTTTTGGTCAAATATTGTCTGTATTGCCAATTAGATTTAATATTATTATCTTGTAACAATTTGGCATTTTCAACACTATTAGATTGATTTGTAGCAATTAAGGATCTACCGTCATTCATAAGTGGAGGAATAGTGGCATATTTATTATTTGTATGATATCCTCTTTTAGACAATGGTACTGGATCTTCTTTCAATGGATATGCAGATTCAAGAGTTTGTGCATTAGAAAACATTATATATATATACAACAGAATACTTTTTTTTAATTAGATTCTAATAATTTTATTAATTCGTTTTTCTTTAGTTTACTTACTTCACTTGCTAAACCTTTTTCAATAACCAATGCTTTTAAACTAGGAACATTCATCTTTTTATACACTTCTTTTTTGTTTATTGGTTCACTAACAACAGGTTCTTCTAAAGTCTCTGCACTATCTATTTTATTGATTTGAATATCCTCCAATTTACTTGTATCAATCTCTACCAAATCTAAATTATCATCTAGACCTTCCTGATCCTCATTATTATCCCTTATGTCATCAATATTCAAACTTTCATCTGCATCTACATCAACACTAACTAATTTTATGTCATTCTCCGCCATGTTTTTTTCTTCTTCTTCTTCGTCATTGTCTTCGTCATCAGACGCATCATCTTCGTCGGTATCTCCGTCTTCACTTCCATCCTCATCAGTTTCGTCATCACTTCCATCTTCATCATCATCATCATCATCATTCGTTAGATCATCATCGTCGCTGTATGTTTCATCATCATCATCTTGATCTAATGCAACATTAACCTTTTCAAAAGAACCGCTTGGATATTCGTAATTGTCAATATTTCTTTGTTGTGTCATTTGATGTGATGCAGAGGCATGATTTTGTAAACCGATTTTCAAATTAGATACCTCTTGTACCATATCTTTCATAATCTCAAATGTTGTTTCATTAGATTGCTCAAGTTTACTAATTCGTTGTTTAAAATGATAAATAAGCATTAACAATAAAACACAACTAATACCTAAAGTAATAAAGAAGGCGGATTCAAGCATATTAAACAATCCCATTATTATAGTAAAGGTATTTATATTATAAATATAAACGAATGTTTAAATTATTTCAATAATTAAATATTAATGTTAGCGAAAAAAATGACACTAAAGTATATATTATGAATCGTTCATTTGAAAAATCACAAACACCGGTGGTGAATGAAAAAAATACATCTTCAGGGGGGATATTTTCCGGAAAGAATTTGCTAATCATAATTCTAACCGGTTTATTGATATTGTCATTTTTGGGTATTAATCTATTAATTATTTTAGGAGATTTGATGCAAGTAATCATTAATATATTTACACCATTACTAACACAAATATTGTCTGTATTTGGTTACACTACGGGAACTATATTAGATAAAACCGAAGATGTAGCGACCGCAGTAGCGAAAACGGGTATTGATATTGCAGGTGGTACTGTAGATTCATTAGCAGATTTATTGAAAAGAGGTAGTGTAAACAATGTTGATGCAAGTGCTCGCGCAGAATTGGATAATACATTAAATAGCAAGGGGGATATAAATTTAGGGCAATTCTTTAGAAATGAACCAAAAGCCGATAGTAGTGCTGCACCAATCCAAAATCCAATCACTTCCGAAAAAATGAAATGGTGTTTAGTGGGTGAATATCAAGGAAAAAGAGGTTGTGTAGAATTACAAGATGCTTCCAAATGCTTATCTGGACAAATATTCCCTACATTGCAAAAATGCGTGAATCCTACAAGCGGTATTTTAATGCATTCGCAAGCTGCATAAAAATTATAATTCAAAATCAGATTTGGTGAGAACATAACCCCAATGTTGTAAAGTTTGTCTAATTTTCGGACTAACGGAAAAATCATCAAATGTGGTATTTTTTTTATTAATTAGATTGATTAAGGCTCTTCTAAACCGGCTTCTTGGACCGGCAGTTTGCACCCATCTACTTATTTGTCGTTCATCATCGGGACCTCGTTTACCTGTATAAAAGTCGCAATACCATTGCATCCATCCATATGGATTTTGTTTATGTATCCATTCTTTGCATTCCCAGAATTCTAAAGTAGTCCCAACTTGGACATTGTATTTGTTAATGGATTTATCATAATCATCCCATTCTCTTGTTAAATGATCTTCTGGTATACCTTTCCACCATGATTCTGGATATTTTTTATGCTGATTGTGATAGTTTTTTTTTGTAACTTGTGAATAGATCGGTCTCCAATAAGTACCCCCAAAACTACCTAATTGAAATATTTCTTTTGGTGTTAAATTAGGTGTAAAATCGGGATAATCTTTGAAAACAATATTTCCATGTTTGTTTTTTCTAGGCGGCATATACATTATATTTATTTTTTATTATGAAAAATAAATAAAAAATAGAAGTATAATT